AAGCGCCGCATAGCCCAATCCAGTGTTGTTTGGCGCAGTAGTGTTTGCATCCAAAGCGAACGTACCGACAGCAGTATTCTGGTCACCTGTTGTGTTTACACCAAGGCTTGCAGAGCCAATGGCTACGTTGTTATTTGCGGTAGTGTTAGCGTCTAGCGCTTCAGAGCCTAATGCGGTGTTGTTTGCGCCAGTAGTGTTTGCAGTGAGCGCCGAATAACCAACAGCAGTGTTATTGTTTGCAGTCGTGCCTGAGTCTAGCGCCCTATAGCCAAGTGCTGTGTTTTGTGTTCCCGAGGTGTTAGCTTGAAGAGCGTTCCAACCTACAGCAGTGTTATTGCTTGCCGTATTATCTTCAAGTGCCTGATAACCTAGAGCAACGTTACCTGCGCCAGTCACGTTAGCTTTCAACGCATCTCTACCAAGAGCGGTGTTAGCGTCTGCCGTAGTTTGTGAGTACATGGCAAACTTACCAATACCCACGTTCGACGATCCCGTCGTAAGCGCTTGACCTGCTCTGTCGCCGATAAGAACGTTATCTGTCGCAGTAGTTGCGACTACACCCGCGTTATATCCAAGGCCAACATTACCCCCAGAAGTAGTAAGGGCCGAGAATGAAGCGTAACCAACAGCCGTGTTTCGGCCACCTGTAGTCACCGCATCTAGTGTCGCGTAGCCGATGGCTGTGTTTTCTGTTGCAGTCGTGTTGCTGGATAAAGCGTTGGCACCAACAGCGGTGTTCCGACTTGCAGTTGAGACGGCAAGTGCGCTTTGTCCTAAAGCTACGTTATTAATTCCAGTGGTAAGGGCGGACAAGACTCCATAGCCAAGACCGGTATTATTTGAACCAGTTGTTACCGCATCCATTGCGTAAGGACCGACAGCAATGTTGCCGTCACCTGTTGTCATCGAGGTAAGCGAGTTATTACCAATTGCAACGTTGTTGTTGCCTGTGCTGTCTACGCTACCTAATGCGCCAGAACCTAAAGCTGAGTTTGCCGTACCTGTAGGATAGTTACCATTCAGCTTGATTGTGCCGCCATCGACTGACAGGTTGCCTGCGACTGTTACGCCGTCTGTGACAGCAGTTCCCGTCACGTTGATGCCTGTGGAGGTTGTTGTTAGTTTTGCTGAACCAGCATAATATAATTTAACATCTGCATCAGTCGTACCTCTAAGAAATTGTGTCCCGTCTCCATCTGCTAAAATTAAATTATCTGCTCTTACGAATAAATTACCTGTTCCTGATTCTTGTATGTAGCTATGACTACCATCATGGTATATCTGTAGGTCAGAGCCAGCGCCGAAGATAGCTTTATCATTGTCACCAAAGTTAATATCAGCAGAGGTAGTCATACCGTCTGTGGTAATAACACCCGTAACGTCGATGCCTGTGGAGGTTGTGGCTAGTTTTTGAGCTGTATTGTGGTATAGACGAGTTGCATCATCTAAGTCAATCTGAAACACAGTGGCGTTAGAACCATCAAGAAAATTATAAAAGTTACCATTAGACTTGAAGTTTAGGTTTCCTGACCCTGCATCTTCTATATAGTTTTGTGATCCTGTGTGATAAATCTGTAGGTCAGAACCAGCACCGAAGAGAGCCTTGTCGTTGTCGGCAAACAGAATGTCATTGCCATTAGACGCAAGATCACCACCTAGCTGTGGCGTAGTGTCGTCCACCAAGTTCTGCAACGCAGAGTCAGCAGTAGAGCCTTGTGCGGCTGTAGCGTAATCAGAAGAATCAAACGCCTTTACCTGTGCAAGGTTAGTAACCTCTGAGTCCATTAACGCACCAGCGGCTGTGACGTTAGCTGTGTCTGTTACGTCTGCTGAGGCTTCGATACCGTCCAGCTTAGTGTGGTCAGCATCGGTAAATACATTGGAGTCTGTAGCGGCTTCTACTGCGGCTCTAATCTCAGCATCTGTCTGATCTGCTGTAGCACTAGCCTCAATGCCATCTAGCTTTGTGTGGTCTGCGTCAGTAAAAACATTGGAGTCGGTAGCAGCTTCTACGGCTGCTCTTATTTCAGCGTCGGTTTGGTCTGCCGTTGCGCTGGCTTCTATACCGTCTAACTTTGTATGGTCTGCATCTGTAAATACGTTGGAGTCAGTCGCTGCTTCTACAGCGGCTCTGATCTCAGCGTCAGTCTGGTCAGCAGTAGCACCTGCTTCTATGCCGTCTAACTTAGCACCGTCTGTAGCAACATCACGGCCATCAATAGTTCCGTCTGTAGTCAAGTTGCCAGAGATAACAGGAGCAGTAAGTGTTTTGTTAGTAAGTGTCTGTGTGCCTGTTAGGGTTGTAACGGTAGAGTCAATATCAAAGGTAACAGTATTGCCTGAGCCAGACGTATCAATACCAGTACCGCCTGTGAAGGTCATGGTCTCAGTATCTAAATCAATGTTTAGTGCGCCGCCTGAGTCTGCTTGAAAGTCTAGGTCTTGCGCTTGGAGTTCTGTGGTTACAGAGTCAACGTACGCTTTTACGGACTGCTGTGTAGGAACCAACGTTGCACTGTCGGATGACATATCGTCTTCATCAACGAATGCAGTAACACCAATAGTTCCGTCAGAAATAGTTTCAAAGGTCAGGGTTCCGGTAAACGTAGGCCCTGCTGTGTCAGCTTTGGTTGTAATGGCTGTGGCAATTGCGTCAAACTCAGTTTCAAATTCAGCGCCACGGATGATCTTTCCTGAGTCGCCTGTAGGTAACGAGTCCTTCGCTTCAAAGTCTGTAGTCTTAGTGTAGTTCGACATTGGAAAGTCCTATTGCAGAGAAGAAGGAGGAGAAAGGAAAAGGGGCCATTGCTGACCCCCTAAGATCGTTACTCAGCGACTGCGAGTACGAAACCAGCTTCAGGTCGGTATACTTCAACACCGTAGAGGCAATCAGCCGTGTACAGAGTTGAGAGGTATTCCTGCTTGTACTGAGTCTGTGAACGAACAGCTTGCTGCTCTGCCATGACAATAGCGTCACGGTGGAACAAGAGTGCTGCACGAGTATCAGCAGATCCAGCAGTGTTGTCTGCTGCTGCTTCGATAGTTGCACAGTTGTTTGAGACGTAGATGTCTACACCGTACAGGTTACCGATAAGGCCTGAGCTTACTGCTTGACCAGTTACGAAGTCAGAAGACACGTATCGGTCAACACCCATGATGGTGTTACGAACCGAAGGTGGGATAACAAGTACACGGCTTTCCATTGGTACGTTGTTGTCGTCAAGCTTCTGAATCATGTCACGGAAGAACGCATCGGTAAACACGTCAGCAGGAACGATAGTATCGTCAGTGTACTGAGTAGTTGTACCACCGTCGTTGAAGAAACAACCGCTGTGCTGGTAGTCAGTAGGAGCTACTGAGCCAGAGAACACAACAGAACCACCGTCACCAAAACCAGTACCACAAGAGTGGAGGTCGGTGTCGATTTTTGTAGCAAGAGCATAACCAGCGTCTTCAGTGTAGAACTGACGGAGGCTAGAAAGCGCCTGTACTTCAACGATGTCTTCGATCAAACGTGAGTACTCGAAGTGACGGTCGATGTCAACAGTCAGTTCGCTCTCAGTGTTTGCAATGATAGTAACTGCAGTGTCAGCAGCCTTAGCATTTGCATCGCCACGAGTTGGCTTTGGAATGTGAAGCTTGTCGCCCTTCTTGCCATTCATAGCGATACGCTTGACAAGTGGAGCCATCTTCAGGTTCTTTTGGTAAGCAGCAATAATCTCATCACTCCAGATTTCTGGAATAAAAGTAGCCGCTTCAGTCTTCGCAGTATTACCCGCTGCACCGGGATAAGTTGCAGTAGCCATGTCAATCTCCTAGATTATTTGACTCGACCCTCCGCATAAGCCGCCATGATTTCATCGGACAAAGCTTGATAACGGTCAGGGTCATTCTTCATAAGTTTAATAATGTCGGCCCTGCGATATACCTTCTTACGACTACCTTCAGCACTACCTCGTGCATTGCCTGTGTTAGCTGCCTTAAGTGTCTGCTTACGTGCCTGTTTTTCAACTTTGGCAGTCTGCTGTGCTACTGTTTTACGTTCTTTCCAGAGTGTAAACAGTTCGTCAGCAGATTCAGCATCGTACTGTTGGTCAGCTTGTACAAACAACTGAGTCCTAATCTTAGAAGCTTTGATCCATTCTGCAAACTTGGGATCACCAAGGATTGTTTGCATATCTGGATGCTTGTTTTGAAGCGTAGCCAAAGATGACTGCTTCTTGTACTGCTCTGAGTACTCTTGTGCTTCTCTTATCTTAGGATGGTTCTCAATAGCACGGTTGACTGCACCTTGAGGATCTGTAAAATAGTCTATATCGTCTTCAGGCTCAACGTATTGTTGAGGTGCTGGTGGTTGCGTTTGAGTACTAATGTAATCATCTACAACCTTACGAAGTTCTCCTACCTCAGAAGACT